GTCGTTGGAATTGTGAAAGCATTGAAGAGATGCGTCAGCTAATTGAAACAGCTGAGAAGGTACTGGCAGAACACATTGTTAAAGTTAAAGGCGGTTACGAGCTAAAATCAAAGCACGGCAACAAGAACTTAGGCAAGTATCCAACTAAAGCTGGCGCAGAGAAGCGTGAGCGTCAAGTACAATATTTTAAACACGCAGGCAAATGAGAGCTCAAGAATTTACTCCGAGTAAATTAGTCATCTTTGATATAGATGACACGCTAGTCCACACGCAAACTAAAGTACACGTGGTTAAAGACGGACAAGTAGTTAATAGTCTTAACAGTCACGAGTTTACACACTACAAACTACAGCCCGGCGAGTCGTTTGACTTTGAAAACTTCCGTAATGCCCACGACTTCTTTCACAACAGCAAGCCTATCATTCCTATGATGAATCGATTGAAAAAGGATATTGCTACAGGCAACAAAGTTGTTATGGTAACTGCTCGAGCAGACTTTGACGACCGTGAACTGTTCTTAGATACATTCCGCAAGTACGGTGTTAACATGAGCAAAGTACACGTTTACCGTGCGGGCAACATGCCTAACAAAATTCAAACAGAAGAAAAGAAAAAGATTATTATACGTGACTTATTAAACAAAGGACGTTATACAAAAGCAATTATGTACGATGATGCTGTACCTAATCTAGAATCTTTTATTGAACTTAAAGACGAATATCCACAGACTAAGTTTTATGCTTGGCATGTTAGTTTAGAAGGTGAAGCAAGTGAGTACCATCGCACCAATGAAGATCAATCGTTAGAAGAACGCAAAAAGAAGCGTCGAGTTCGCAAGGCAGCATATGGTCCAGGCCCGTATGGTGGCTTTGGCTATTACACTGGATATAGCGGAGATAGTAGTGGCGGAGATGGCGGCGGTGTAGAAGAAAACTTTGCTGATGGAAAGAATCCACAAGACAAGGGCGATAGTAAACGTCACGGCATCAATACTAAAGCAAGCGTAAGCAGTTTACGTAAAACTGCTAAACAAGGCGGACGTAAAGGACAGCTAGCCCATTGGTTAGCTAACATGAAAGCTGGGAGAGCTAAAAAGAAATGAAAAAACTAATAGCAATTTTATTTGTACTATCACTAACAGGTTGTGCTAGTATTATGGAAATGATACCTAGCCGCTGGGACGTTAATCAAGCCAAAGTAATTACAGACATACAGCAACAAGCTCGCCGCTTTGATTGTAAAAGCGATCAAACAGCACAGCTTAATGAGTTAGCCAAGAGTATAGAATGGTTTGACATCTATGCTAAAACAAAGCCTACTAAAGACATTGCTAAACTAACTGGCACAATGGACAAGACCATACAAGAGTATCAGGAACGTTTGAAAGCAGGTCCAGTAAGTCCGTTATACTGTGACTTGAAAACTAAAATTATTCGACAACAAGCTGACATCCTAGCTGGATCAGTCCAAGGAAGATTCTAAATGTCTTTGTATATATGGACAGGATTAGGATTTACTAAAAATATTAAATGGATTCCTAATCCAGACGGTACGGGCTACATCGTAGCACCTCAATTGCCTAACCTTACTACAGAGGAAGAAATTGTGAATCAAGAAACAATATTAAACTATTACGATACATTAAACATTACAGATCGTACAGCATTAGTTGCCGCCATACGCACAGAAGAGCAAGCTATACTAGCACGTGAAAAAGCAGAACTCATAGCACGTAATAAGGCATTAGGTGTGCCTAACGGCAAGACTATGGAACAGTATAGTACTAGTGCTTGGCAGATCAAACAAGACTATCCAGACAGTGAAGATGGCTTATACTGGATCCGCAATGATGATTTCAACAATGGTGATCCTGTACAAATCTATTGTGACATGACTACCTTAGGCGGGGGCTGGACACTAGTTGTACAGAACTCGGGCAGTGACTGGAGTCCAGAACAAGTGTTTAGTTGTAATGCGATAACACCTCCTGAACAGTTAGTTAGTTGCGATGTACAATCGATTGACCATAACTACAGCATACTAAGTTGGGCTGATAAGATTAAGCGTAGCGAGTCAGGATTTGATTTTATGATTACTGCTCGCGAACACGGCACACGTGGAGGTGCGTGGACTGCTAACGAACCATACTCATTTATACAAACGCTTGAAGATGTTGATTTAGGTGATCCAGACTTGGGTACACCAGGCTGGCGCAAGAACATTACAGAACTAGCACATTTTGGCGCCGGGGGCAACACTTGGAACTACGGTACTGAAAGTATGGAAGCACGTATGCCTTGGGTGGGCATTGGTATTAACTGTGGTTGGTTAACTACAGATGGGTTCCGTGGCGGTTGGTGGGGGTCACTGATTACTGATTGCGGTTGGTATCCAGCACCTTGGTTAAGTGATATTGATGGCGGCGGCCATCCAGGTGTTATTTGGTATTGGGTAAGATAAGGAGAATATTATGAGCGTATTATCAGAATTAATTACTAGTGGTAACCAATGGGCGGCTGAACGTGCCCAGTATGCTTTACAAGTTCACGAGGCTGTAGGCGCAGGACAACTAAGTCCTAGCGAAGCCAAAGAGATCTTACAAGATTTGATTAGCACAGAGAAACTAGAAGAAGCTGCCGCTGACCAACAGGCACGTGCCGCCCTAGTGTTTGGTGTTACACAGCTAATCAGTTTGTACTAAACAACTTAGTTAAGGCTTCAACTAAGTCTTCAATCATACCATCATCATGAAACGGAGTGGGAGCAAAACGTAACCGCTCCGTTCCCACATCTACGGTAGGATAGTTAATTGCTTGTACATAGATGTTATAGTCATTTAATAAACTATCGCTCATAGCTTTAGCTTTCTTAGCATCTCCTACAAACACTGGCACAATGTGACTCGTGCTACACTCCATAACAGGTATGCCCGCGGCTGTTAATCTATGCTTTAGTTTACGAGCACGTTCTTGATGCTTTTCACGTATCTCAGGATGTGCCTTAAGATACTTAACAGCAGCCATAGCACCAGCACAGCTAACCGGACTCATGCTAGTTGTAAAGATAAAGCCAGCGGCAACTGATCTAATAGCATCGGCTACAATCTTATCGCAGGCAATGTATCCGCCTTGAACTCCGTAGGCCTTTCCCAAGGTACCATTGACTATGTCAATTTTGTTTTCAAGTCCAAGCTCTTCTACTTTGCCACCGCCAGTTGCTCCATACAGTCCGACAGCATGTACTTCATCAATGTAAGTGATAGCTTTGTATTTTTCAGCTAGCTTACATATTTCTTTAATGTGTCCGCAATCACCGTCCATACTGTATACTGATTCAAATACTACACAAGGAGTATTACCTTGAGCAAAACTAATCTTAAGTTTCTGTTCTAGATCTTCTAAGTCATTATGTTTAAAGATAACTTTTTTAGCCTTACTGTGACTAATACCTACAATGATTGAGTTATGATTATTCTCATCACTGATGTATTCAATGTTCGGAATGATTTTAGCTAGAGCAATTAGAGTCCATTCGTTAGCTACATAAGCTGAACTAAACAACACAGCCTTTTCTTTCTTATGTAGGCCAGCAAGCTCGTGCTCTAAAGCAACGTGATAGTGACTAGTGCCGCCAATGTTGCGTGTTCCACCTGAACCACTACCTGTATGATCAAGAGCAGTGTGCATAGCATCTAGTACAACTTTATGCTGACCCATGCCTAAGTAGTCGTTGCTACACCAATTGACAATGTTTTTAATATTGTATGGGCCATACCAAATAGCGTTAGGGAACTTACCGTTCTCGCGAACAATATCGTTGAACACACGATACTTGCCGTTTTCTTTTAAATCTGCTATTAGTTTTTCGAAAGGTTGTTTATTGATCATTGAATTCAAACCGATGTGAGTTAATGTTTACAGTTAGTGATATGCGTCTATCTGTAGTGTTGTTTGGTTGTACTCTATGTTTGAGCCAACCTGGAAATATTAATAAGTCGCCTGGTACCGCAGGCATTTCCGTCCATAATGTAAAGTCTGTTACTACCGGGTAGCCAGTCATGTGATATTCTAAAGGATTTCTAAATTCCATGTTACCGCTATGTTCAGACCGTTGTAAGTAATAGGTAACTACAAACACAGTATGCCCGTGATCGTGTTCCTCTAACTTGGCAGTATTATCGTACCAGTTAATCCAGCTTTTTTCAGCCCATAACTTAACGGGTAATAAATGCCAGCGACTGCGTAACATGTCAATACCCGCCCCAACAGCATCACGCAAATTGGCAAACTCATCCCACATAAAGGGATGATCAGGCTGTGTAAAACTAGTCCCGCCTGTAGTAGGATAATTACTCCATTCTGTAGCAAGCGATCTGTTGATAATTTCCGTACATTTAGGCTCAATTTTTGCCCAATCTAATGGTACATGTGTTTTGTACACTAAATTATCAATGGTAGAACGAAAGATATCATTGTTTATCATAGTGACACTATTTAAGCTAAATATTGACAGAGGATATTACAAATGGCCGCAAACGGAATTTCAACATTAGCAACTAAAGAGTTGCGTCAAAAAGCTAAACTAGACTTAGCTCAGCAAAATAGACTCACTGACGGTAATACTAGGGCCTATTATGATATCACTCAATTGCCTACACAGTACGATGATAACGGTATTATTGATAATGCTAATTCAGGCGGATTAGTTGTTGGTCGTCCTTGGAAAGCGGATCCAACAGTAGGCGGCGCAGGATTATATCGCAGAACTTATACTGGATATTGGGCAATAGATCCTACTTGGTTTGATGGAAAAACAGCAACAGCAGGCGCAGCCACTAACGGATTTGCCTTAGCAGGAACATCACAAACAAGTTATATGTGGACAGGCTATTTTAAGCCAAACACAACAGGCATATGGACTATTAGTGCTTCGAGTATTGATGACAGTTGTGCTGTGTGGATCGGACCAACGGCATTGACTGGATACACTTGGGCTAACGCAGACGGCAAGGCAGACTTAGCCACTGTTGGAGGTTCGTTTAGTTTTACTAAAACAGTAACAGCTGATACCTACTATCCAATGCGTGTAATATACGGTAACAACCCAGGTGTTGGTAATATGGCATTGACTTGGAACAGTGGCAGCGGCGACAATTCCAGCTGGTCCGGTAAACTATATTACAATACTGCTACTAACGGATTTTAAAAATTAAGGAAGAACACAAATGAACATAGCAGAATTATTACGCGGTCTAGCAGACAAGCTAGACGGCATTGAAGGCGGCAACACTGACAGTGACAACATGGGCAAGCAAGCCAGTGACTTTCAACATAATGTTGATGACGGCGCAGAGTCAGCAGGTAGCGATACTGGATTAGAACAAAATCCAGTTATGATTCCACCACTACAACAGAAATTAGAAATTCTTAAGAAGACAGCCGGCATGGGCAATGCCTTTGATGATGCTGGATCAAACGAGCTAGATGATATTAAAAAGTTAACTGGTATCAAAGCTGTAGTCCAACACGTTGCCGGCGAAGACAACGACGTTCTAGGATAAACAGATGTCTATTAGAAAGTTACGAGCAGGCCGTGTTCCGACAGTTACCGCCAGTCAGTACATTGGCGAATATGGTGCTATATTCTGGAATGAATCAACAGGTGAACTGAGACTAAGTAACGGTGTTACACCAGGTGGTTCACCGGTAGGCTTTCCTGTAGCATCATCAACAGAACTCGGTGGGATTAAAATAGGTCCTGGAATTGTTCTTAATAGCGAAGGACAGATACTGATTGACAGCGAAGGACTTGAGTTTAGTTTTGGAGACTTCTCAGGCACCGTAGGAACCTATGCTGTGGGTAATCCTAAAGCAGGTGAAGACTATGCTTTACTAAAAAGCCTTCACACCGACGAAGATATTGTTCTAGCATCAAACGGCGACGGTGTTGTTAGAATTATCGGTGACTTCAGTGTTCGCACTCCCAACGGTGGATTAGACGGTGCTCTACTAACAGAGCCAATCTTCCGTGTCAGCGGTGATGGACAGGTTCGTATGTTGGTTCCTCTAGCAGATGAAGTAGCAGGAGCATTAGAGATCATTGGCAATGACACTGGGATATATGTTTCACCTAACCAGACTGGTGTTATTGTACACGTTACTGGCAACAGTGGACTGGTTTGCCGTAATTATTTTGATGCCAATGCCAGCTACGCACTCTTAGCAGGACGCAGATACAACGGCACACAGAGCGCACCAAGAAGAGTCTTGAACAATGAGGTTATATTTCGATTAGTTGGCCAAGCGGCCAATGCTACTACTAGTAATGGCGATGCTACATTTGGTACATTTGGCCCTGCTCGTATCAGTTTCTATGCCAACGAGGATCAAACTCCCACAGCACAGGGTGGACGCATTGCCTTTGAGGTAACCAAGAACGGATTTGCCGCAGACGGCACAGGCACAAACACTATCACAGCAGCCTACATAGACGCACAGAATGGCATCACAGCTACTGAGTTTAACGGCCCATTAACAGGTGATGTCACAGGTAATGTCACAGGTAATGTCACTGGCAATGTATCGGGCTCAGCAGGATCAGTAGCAGCCGCAAATATTACTGGCACAACATTAGCCAGCGGAGTAACGGGCAGTAGTTTAACATCTGTTGGCACATTGAATGGACTAACAGTTAATAAGTCTACCTCTGGCACAGCAGTATCTATTACAGCAACCAATGCGGCACCGTATGGTGGCACAGCAAATTGGCAGTTTGTGGGTAATGGTAACATTGGCGGTATTGGTAGTTGGATACAGTTTCCAGATAGCACACTACAGGCCACTGCCTGGACGGGCACAGCGGCTGCTGGCACACTAACTGGGACAACACTGAACTCCACAGTGGTAACAAGTAGTTTGACTAGTGTGGGCACATTGACCAACTTATCAGTGACAAACACTATCACCGGATCAGTAAGTGGTTCAGCCGCTACGCTAACAACAGCACGAAACATCAATGGTGTTAGTTTTAATGGCAGTGCTGACATCACAGTCACAGCGGCCGCAGGCACACTAACAGGAAACACGTTAGCATCAGGAGTAACAGCAAGTAGTCTAACCTCAGTTGGCACATTGACCAACCTAGCCATTGCTACAGGTGGAACTATTACCACTCCGCGAGTTGTAATCAACGATGGTGGTATTAGAACAGTTAGTGGCGGCACAACGTTGACTATTGACTTTGCTACAGATAGTATTATATTGTGGACAGCACCAAGCGGCACAGCGGCTATTACACTGAGCAACTATACAGCAGGAGCACAGGTTAAACTAATCATTGCTCTAACAACTAGCCGTGATATTACTTACGGTATTAGTAGTGCGGCGCACAGTTCAACAGGCTCGGACAACTGGAACGGAGCAGGCGGCGGATCAATTGACATTGCCAACACCGCAGTTCATCTCGAATACACTTGTATCACAGCCTTGGCAGCAGGATGTTATGTTAAAGTCACAGCTAACTAAGATAAGTACAATATGAAAGTAAGAGAACTCCTAAACGAAAGTCTACAAAAGAAAGATACATATCCAATCCTATTGGATTTTATTCGTTTCGCTGCCAAAGACTTAGAGCTAAACAGCTTGCCAAAGTTTGACTTTGTATTTGACAGCGAAGGATCTATTGAGCGCAAGAGCTTTGGCGGATACATGCCAGGCGAAGAGTTTATTACAATCACAGTTAAGAATCGTCACATCATGGATGTATGCCGTACACTAGCACATGAGCTTGTACACTACAAGCAAGACCTAGACAACGAGCTAGAAGATGATGAGGCAGGATCTACAGGATCACCGCAAGAGAATGAAGCCAATGCCCGAGCGGCAGTTATCATGCGCAACTTTGGAAAAGCATTTCCGGACATGTTTGGCAAAGAATCAATCATATAAAAAGGCCCCGTAGGGCCTAGTGAATGTTACGCTATTCTGGCGAACAAGCTATGCTTACTTCTTAGTTCCGCTATTTACGAAACCATAGAACTTTTCAGCTGCCTCAAGTACTTTGTCCATACCTGGGAACTCTGGCATTGCTACGCTAGTTGTAACTGAACCGTCTGTGTTACGCTTCTGTTCAAATTCCCAACCTGCGAACTTGGCTTTGTACTCTTGTTCAACGTGTTCTTTAGCCATGGCCAACACATCAGCACGGATTTCGTAACCGTTCTTGCTGAACTTAACTTCTGGTAGTTTTGGAGTAAAATCAGACATTATTTTGCTCCTTTGTAAACTGTATCTTTAGCATTAGCAACTAGTGTTTGTGCAAGTGTTAGAGTTGTGTCAACCCAACCTTGATAAAACTTAGTTTGTGCTTCGATTAGTGTTACCAATTTTGATTGGATTTCTTTATCGGTAACGAATGTGTTAACGATTGTTTTCTTGCCACTTTGAATGGCGTCGATAGTTTGATTAAACATATTTTTCTCCTGTGTGTATGTTTTGTAACAACATTTTGCTGTTACAGTTATTATATATGCCTTTCGTGAGAAAAGCAACTGTTTTGCGAACTTTTTTACTCGTAAACTGCTTTAGCTTCGTCCACACGCCCTTGACGTGCTAGACTAGCCGCATAGCGAGCTTGACCGAAAGATTCTAGTACTGACCAGATGGTGTTTAAAATTGATTTCATAAGTATTGCTCCTTTTGAGAGTGGTTAAATTGTTGGATATAGTTTTCCAACTGTGCGGCATCGGTAATGCCTTTGGTGCTTAGATACGCATCTAAGCGGCTTTGATAAGAGCTATCTGGGAACATCTCTGCTAGTCGCTCTAATATGGCTAGCATCTTTCTTGATATTACATTCATTTTTACTTTCCTCTGTAAGTGTGTGTAGAGTTTTGTTCTACTCAGTATTTACCATTAGTAATGTTACAACTAGATTAATTCCAACCCACTTGATTTTACCAAAACATTCATGTACAATTACTATAAATACAGTTGGAATATAATAATATGCGTAAAAGTACAAGATCAATTTTACAAGAACTTAATGACGTTGGCCTTAATCGCGACACTGATCTAGTTGTCGAGAGTAGGGGTTCAAACATCATTCAAAGCGCCATCAACTTATTAAATCTAATTCGTGAGAATTACGATGTTGAAACAGCCGCCGAACTGGAACGCAGATTCATCAACAGCATCAAAGCTAATGATGCTACTAAATTCAAACGTGGCATTAAACGTATCCAGGAATCAAAAGAATGAGCGGTAACGCCCTTAAAAAACTAGGCATTGATGCCGCAGAAAACAATCCTAGCGCAGGTGTACTAGTTAAACTAACACCTAAGACATTCTTACAGGTTAAACAAGATCTACAGCCAGTACTAGCCGCAGTAGGCGATACTGGACGTTGGACTACGGGTGGAGCAGGATCATGGGATCCAGAACACCCATTCGCACACAAAGGTACTACTAAGATTGAAAGCGGTGATGTTGACGTGTTTATGGATTCCGACAAGATCAAACGCAAATTAAAGATGCCCGCTACAGCAGACGACAAAGCAGTTCGTAAAGCACTAGCAGATCGCATGGCCAAGTATTACCCTACTACACAAATTGGTACAAACGTACACATTGGGTTTCCAACGGGTGGCGAAGTAAACGGCTTGCCTACTTACTTTCAAGTAGATCTAATGACAATGCAAAACGCAGGTGAAATTGCTCGTCATCACGAACATGATTATTCTGTACAAAATACACCATACAAGGGTGTAGATCAACAGTTAGCCTTATCAAGTTTGATCAACACTATTCCAGGACATCCTCCTAAGACTTTTCAATACCACGGCTTTGGCGGCGCACTAAAGAATCGTGCTACAGGCGAAGTTGTTACACGCGATATTGACAAGATCGCAGACATAGTACTTGGCCCAGGACACAGCTCACAGGACTTGGGCAACGTGGAAAGCATTATAGCCGCAGTAGGCGGTATTAACAGCCCACGTTTAGCACAGTTCCGTGACGATATGGCTAAAAAGTACCCACAGCTTACAGAGGGATCTGTAGACTGGTTTAAATCGATCAAGCAAAAATTAGCCATTTGAGCTAGTTTTTAGTTACCAATACTAAATACATATACAAAGCTCACAGAGTAGTGAGTAATGGATTAGCATATTCGAGGAGAAAATATTATGCCATCACAAATCGGAAACGCAGGTAATATCGTTGATATCGCCGCAAACTACCTAGTATCAAAGCCAAGCACACAATTTGGCACACGTCAATTATCAGTATTAAACATTGCTATCGCTGATGTATTTGTTAACTACGCAAACAGCAACAGCTTGTTCAGCAAGTCTGTACGTGCACTACAACAAACTGCTGAAGTTTGGGCAGTGTTTACACCAGTAGACGGTTCACCAGACAGCTTCAATGTTATCATTGCTACTGACACTCAGTGGAACGGTGACAGCGCAAACCAAGGCGCAGTTGGCGGTGCAGCTGGTAACGGTGGATACGGTATCTTAGAAACAGCAATTGCAGCTGGTAACGGTGGTGTTTCAGCCGCAGTAACAGCAGTAGCTGGTTTCGTTGCTCCATTCCACGGTTAATTAGTTTTTATTCTCAGGGATGGGAAGACTAAGCCTCACTTTTATAGTGGGGCTTTTTTACGACTGTTAAATATGTCATGCGCTATAAACTATACACCCTTGTTGACATTACTAATACTGGACAACACAGACACGAGTCCGGTAAAGAAGCATTGCGCTGGCGAGAACAGAACTATCAGACTGTGTTACAAACTCTAGGTATTAGAGCAAACATTACAGTAGTGGGCAAACCCGAACTATTAGAAGTAGGCGGCCGTGCTGTTGGATTTGAAACTGATGAAATTCTACGTGTGTGGCGACTTGACTTTGAAACTGAGCGTGACTTCTTATATGAAAAGAATCATGATCCAATTGGCTATCTTAAAGAAGACTTTCATTTAGTGCCGTATATTCAGGGTTTAGGCGAATCTATGGAGCAAAGCCATGCTGTATTCAACACAGCTAACCCTGGCGCTAATATAGTTTTCTTTCAAAAGTAATAAATACATCTAGTATAATCAACATACTAATAGGCACTTTAGGCATTCAATCATAGACTAGGCACATGGCTCAAACACGAGCACTTGACTTATAACATTGGAGATGCCAGATGGCTACAGTAGCAGAACGAGTAAGCGTACTCGAAACGAAAGTAGATAACTTTGCTGAAAAGATGGATGATGTCAAATCTGACATATCCACTAACCAAACAACCCTATTACAAACGCTGAAAGAAATGCGTGAAGCGTCTACTACTCAACATGCTGAGATGGCTAGCAAGATCAAAGACCTAGAAGGTTTTAGAAACAAGTGGATCAAGTACGGAATGATTGGTATGGCCTTTGCCGCAGGAGCTGGTTGGATAGGTAATCCTAATTTACCTAGCATTTTAAAATTCCTTGGCGTTTGATCAGTTAAATAATGAATGAAAATACAAGAGCTATCACATGCGCCTATTACGCATAACCCAACACTAAATCCTAAGCTCTGGGATAACAATAAACTCATACCTGAAGTACGTGTACAGCTATTAAGAATAGCACGTCACTTCGCAGATTTCCTCAAAGTAGAAAGACTAAACTTACGTGATATTACTATCAGCGGAAGTAACGCTAGCTTTGGCTACAGCGACAGCAGTGACTTAGATTTACATCTAGTAGCAGATGTTGACACAGCTGAACGTGCTGAACTATACGATGCTAAAAAGAATGTGTACAATTTCAAATACAGCATTAAGATCAAAGCTATCGATGTAGAACTGTACGTACAAGACAGTAAACAGGTACATCACTCATCGGGCATTTATAGTGTACTATACGACAAGTGGCTAAGCGAGCCCAAAGGCGATGCTCCTACTACCAATGCTAAAGAAGTTAAAAGTAAAGCTCGCAACTATGCGGGCAGAATCAATCAAGCACTCAAGTCAAATGACTTAAATACAGCTAGAGAAACAATGTCTAACATTAGACGCTTACGCCAAGCTGGATTAGAAACAGGTGGTGAAGCTAGTGTAGAGAATTTAGCATTTAAACTATTACGTGCTAGAGGACAAATAGACAAGTTAGTAAAACATATAACAAAACTGGAAAGTGCTAGTTTAAGCATTGGAGAACATAATGAAACGCAATGAAATTATAGAAGGTGTAGCAGGTCCTAAGAACTGTTGGCCTGGACATAGAAAAGTTGGTACCCAACCTGGCACTGGTAAGAACAAAGGCAAGCGTGTAAACGACTGCGAAAAGATTGAAGAAGGCGAAGCAGTTATCAAAACAATTGATGACAAACATGCTGAACTAAATGACCCAACTACTGGTGTGACTTATAACATTGATAGAACAAATCCACAAGGTGCGGCTTCATTACAGCCTGATCCAGAAACCGGCGCAGTTAAGTTCGACCCAACTCCAGAACCAGCAGGCGCAGTTGCCGCAGGCGACAAACCAAATCCACTAGCCGCAGGTGCTAAAGTTGAAATTGATACAATGGAAGCTGGCGAAGAAGAATTAGCTAAGCCATCAAAGGCACCTGTTGACACAGTTGCCGAAGCTCGTAAGAGAGATGACGAGTTGTTAGATAAAATGTTAACTATCGCAAAACTAAGATGAAAATAACAGAGCTTCTAGGTATAACTGAAGAAACAGCTACGTTGCCCAAGTATGAGCTTATTGACGGCTTTGAGATCTGGACAACTAACGAAGAAGCTTCGCTGTTGAAGAAACTACAAATACCTGTTAAGCTGTCTAGTTTAAACGAGCAGGATCAGTTCAGAGTTCAGGCCATGATTCGCAAAAGTTTGGTAACTAAGATAGGGATGAAGGATCCTTCGGTAGTAGCCAATGAAAAAACCAAATAAAAAATTTAACAAACAAAAGATAGTAAAAGAACTAGCAGAGCAGTTTGACAGTGAAATGTCAAAGGCACTTCAAGTTACTGTGTTGCCCAATGGTGATGCTGTTTATAAGAGCTATGTTATTAAACTAACAAAATTAGGCACGTGGGGAGTATACCGCTACAAAGGCTCAGAGCTGTTAGACCAATACTTTCTTAAGAGCTGTGCGCTTATGGCTGCTAAAGCCCACCACAGTACACACCTTGACAAGTACTTTGAAATTAAACGTTTAGATAATTGTTACTGGGCAAACTATAGCGATAACTTAATCTATAAGAAAAACATTAAAACCGCAAAGGAACTTGATAGGTACATTGTTTTGTTAAATAAACTTGAAGACAGCGAACACAAGGCTAACCATTACAAGGATGAAATATCCAGAATGTTTAAGTGGTCGTTTGTATAAATACATAATAAGATTTCTAGGAAAGAATCATGCAAATTAGAGAATTTTCACAACCAGTTACAAGTAAGAAGCTTAATGAAAGCCTTGCTAAACAATTTGGCTATAAGATCAACTTAGAGCAGTTTAGCGATGTGCAGCTTGAAGATGCACGCAATAAACTACGCACAAAGATGAGCCAATTTGAACTTGGTGAAAGTTTTGACAGCGTGGTTGAAAGCCCAACATATCAAAAGACACGTTTAATGTTAGATTGTATCAATCAAGCTATCCTAGAACGTGAAGAAACTGAAAAGTGTGATGATTGCGGAAAAGCATCATGTGAATGCGATGACCACGATCACGAAGAAGTAAAGAAAGACGACAAGAAAAAATCACGTAATGATGAAAGCTATATTGCTAGCACAGTTCGTCAACGTGCCATGGCACACTCAATCCCACAAAGCTGGATTGACAGTACAATTGATAAGATTAACCTAGGCGAAGCAGATCGTGACGAGTTAAAGGCAGAACTACAAGTACGCTATGACATTAACGAATCAACAGCCAGCTGGATGTTGCTAGAAGGCGAAGAAGACAAAGCTGAAATCATTATGTCTACGAAAGATATGGTTGACCGTATTACTGGTTGGCTAGAAGACGTAGCTACAATGAAGTCAGAACATTTATTAGAACTAGGTGACTCTATAAGAGCTCAGTTAGGCAGCGATGTGGCACAGCAATATAATGACGCTGTTAAGCCAGCATTAGAAGCAATTTATTCAGCAATTGAAAGCAGTCGTACAAGCCTACAAGGCGCACTGGCGATTGTATCAGGCGGCGAAGCTCCAACAATGGGCGTACCAGCAGGTGGCGAAATTGGCGGAACTGACTTAGGCGCAGAAGAACCAATGGGCGCAGAAGAGGCTCCATTACCATCAATGGGCGCAGAAGCAGGCAGAGAAAAACGTGAATCAGTAGATTACAGCAGACGTTTAGGCTTGTTGTTAAACTCAAAAAAAAAGTAACTGAAGCGATAGATCCCTTAGTGGCAACACTAAGGGCTATTCAAAGCTCGGCAGACAATCAAAACGCAGAAGCACCTATGACTTGGCAAGCTCTTAATGTTGCCGCTAATAACATGGGCGCACCAAATATCGACTACGATAGATTTGCGGCACGTTGGGAAACAGATCCAATACTTAAAAAGCTAGTAGATCGCTTTGATAGTGCCGGCGTTGTTATCAAAACAAACGATAAGGCTACCCAAACTCCACATAAAGAACGTGAAGGCATTGTAGATAGAACTGCTAAGGCCGCGGCTCGCAGACATTTGGGCAAATAATCATTGACAGATAGCGCAATTTGTAATATAATTGCGCTATGACCTTACTCAAAGAACGATATGACTACACTCCTTTAGACAGGGCTAGTGTAGATGGAAAGCGTTTATATGCTACTCCAGACGGAAACAAGTTACCATCCGTCACAACAATCCTAGACAAGACTAAACCAGCAGAAAAAGTTGCCGCACTACAAGCGTGGCGCCGTTCTGTTGGTGAAAAGAAAGCTACAGAGATTGTTACTGAAGCCGCAAGTCGCGGCACACGTATGCACAAGTATCTAGAAGATTACATTACACAGGGCACTTTAAATGACCCGGGTACTAATCCATATAGTATACAAAGTCACAAGATGGCCAAGCATATTATTGAACACGGACTTAAGAATGTAGACGAAGTATGGGGTGTAGAAGTAGGGTTATACTACCCTGAATTATATGCGGGAACTACTGACTGTGTGGGCATACACTTAGGCGATGGCGCTATCATGGACCATAAGCAAACTAACAAGCCCAAGAAGGACGAGTGGATTGAGGACTACTACTTACAAATGGTAGCGTATGCTCTAGCACACAATAAGGTACACGGAACTAACATTCAAAAGGGTGTTGTGTTTATGTGCGTAAAACCCCCAGAACTAGGCAAAACGCTAACTTGGGGCGAACCTGCTTATCAGGAGTTTATCCTAACTCCGGACAAGTTTGGCTACTGGGAAAAACAATGGTGGAATAGGGTGGAGCAGTACTACCGAGAAAACTGATAAATATCCCATAAGAGGATATTATTATGGCAGTTGTGCAAATCTCAAGAATTCAAGTGCGTCGCGGCAAAAGAAACAGCGGCACCGGGCTACCACAATTAGCTTCAGGTGAGCTAGCATGGGCCTTAGATACACAAGAATTATACATTGGTAACGGTGCTGTTGCGGAAGGTAGCCCTGCTGTAGGAAATACAAAGATTCTAACAGAGTTAGATCTTAATGCTAACGGTAACATTTTAAATCTATTACAATACATTTACAAAGTTACTGATACAGGTATGCGTACAGGGCCTAATTCAAATGCGCCCACTACAAGAAGCTTACAAGAACGATTTGATGATCGTGTAACTACAACAGACTTCGGCACGGTTGGCGATGGAACTACTGATGATACTGTAGAACTACAACGTGCTATTGATCAGCTGTTCTTAAACACTACACGTACAAAGTCAAGCGTTGGAACTGCTGATGGTGTAAGTACTCGTGTTGTTTTAAACTTACCAGCAGGCATATTTAAAACTACTGGCACATTGTATATCCCTAGTTATGCTACACTAGTTGGCGCTGGATCACAAAAGACTATCATTTCATATACAGGATCAGGCCCAGCTATACAGTTCATTGATGATGCGTCAACTCCCCTAGCCGGTGTAACTCCTGCTAACTATATTTCTGCTACAACCTCAAGCACTTTATATACAACACAACCGCATAATATTATTATTAAAGGTATTACAGTTCTTACTAACACAACTAACCAAACTGGAATGCAATTAGATTCAGTTCGTGATAGTGTGTTTGAAGATGTATCTGTGGAAGGCTTGTATGCCGGTGTGTACAATGCTAACAGTAAAGGCATTGCTATGACAGCAGTAAGTTCACTTGTAACTTGTGAACGTAATGTGTTCAATCGTGTTAAGGTATTAGGATTTACTTTTGGTGTATTTGCCAAAGAAGACATTAAATCAAACACATTTAATGAGTGTTATCTAACTAAACTAAGACATGGTTTCTTCTTTGGTGCTAGACTAAACGACTCGTTAGGCAACATACTTGAAGATGCTGACGGTAGTACACCTGGTGAACAGTTTGGTCCACGCAATACAATTATTAGTAATTGTGTATTTGGTGGACAAGGTCAAGATGGTATTTACAGACATGCGGTATATGTAGGTATTGGTACTGGTAATACTGTAAGAGACAGTAGTTTAATCAACGTTGGTAATGAAGCCGGCGGCAACTTACTAGCAAAGTTTCCACAAGTATATTTTAACCAACCAAGCAATTCTGTAGATAATTTACAGTCCGACAGATCATTAGATTTAGCAGAACCACAATATGGTTTACCATATTTTGAAGTACCATATGTGCCTGAAGTATCGGGTTACGGTACATACAAGTCTTTTGGCATTAGAAGAACAAACAATACATTGGGACAACGAACCGATTATGCGTTAGATGACATTGTATTTAGATTACCAGTATCAACACAAGGTAACGGCACACCATGGCATTCGATTTCATATTCAATTGATTATGTATATAGAAGTACCGCTTCTCAATTTACACGCAGAGGTACTATGAAGTTGGCTGTAGATGTTGACGATGGTCTAGTACAACTGTCCGACGACTATGAAGTCATTGGATCAACCCTTACAGAAACAGATTCTCTCAAGTTAGAATTCCGTGCTCGATTATTAAATCAGAACGGCACATACTTCACCGGAGTTGGCAACCCATACTCCGTCGCAATCGAATATAAAAACACACTCAACGCAGACACTGGTGTGTTTACATATTCATATACATCATCGTTCTAAATAGATTTGGCTGTCATTACAGCCATCTCTCATTGACATTTTTATAATACTAGCATATAATTTGATTTGTTAGTATGATAAGAAAATATTTCGCAGATCCCCCTTTGATTCCGTGCGGTTTCCATGCGCAAACCGTTGACTACCAAGAACTTTTGGCTTATTAAACGGTCTCACTAAATACTTCCTAAACACGATAACAATTAGAATAAATTATAATATACAACAGCGGAAAAGAGCAGATGAACAAAATTACAGTTATTAAACGGAGCGGCGCCAAAGAGATGCTCGCAGTAGAAAAATGGCAAGCTCAAGTAGCTAAAGTGTGCCAAGGGATAGCTGATGTTAGTCAGAGTATGATAGAAATTAAAAGTCAGCCACACTTCTATGACGGCATCACGACAAAAGAAATTGATGAGATTACACTTAGAGCGATTGTAGATTTAATTGACGTTGAACACAATCCAGACGTTGGCCACACTAACTATCAATACGTAGCAGGCAAACAACGTTTGTCAATGTTACGTAAGGATGTGTATGGTGATTACCAAGTACCACACTTGTATGAAATTGTAAAGAAAAATGTAGCAACGGGCTTGTATACAGATGAACTATTAACATGGTACACTGAAGAAGACTGGAACAAAATGAATGACATGCTCGAGCATGAAAAAGACGAGCAATATAGCTATGCGGCTATTGAGCAGTTAATTGAGAAGTATCTTGTAAAGAATAGAGCCACTAAAGAGACATATGAAACTCCACAAATTAGATACATGGTTGCGGCAGCTACGGTCTTTCATAAAGAAGAACCTAATTCGGCTAGAATGCGTTACATCAAAGAATATTACAATGCCGCAAGCGATGGCTTGTTTACTCTTGCTACACCTGTGCTGGCTGGGCTTGGCACTCCTACTAAACAGTTTTCTAGTTGTGTGCTTATCCGCAGTGACGACGATCTGGATAGCATATTTGCTTCTGGGGAAATGATGGCCAAGTATGCTAGCAAACGTGCTGGCATTGGCTTGGAGATTGGACGTCTTCGTCCGCTAGGCTCTCCCATCAGAGGAGGGGAAATCATGCACACAGGTATGATCCCATTCTTGAAGAAGTGGTTTGGTGACCTACGTTCATGTTCACAAGGTGGTATTCGCAATGCTTCAGCTACAGTCTTTTATCCAATTTGGCATCATCAGTTTGATGACCTTATTGTGCTTAAGAACAATCAAGGTACAGAAGAAACTCGTGTCCGACACATGGACTACGGTGTGGTCCTATCCGCCTTCTTCTGGAGACGATTCAAGAACAAAGAAGACATAACATTCTTTGATCCTAATGAAGTACCTGACTTATACGAAGCATTCTATCAAAATACACAACGCTTTGAAGAGTTGTATGTAAAATATGAAAAGCGTAAAGACCTTCGTAAGAAGACAATGTCCGCTGAAGAAGTATTCAAGTCGGGCATATTGAAAGAGCGTACTGATACAGGACGTATCTATCTAGTGTTCATTGACAACGTGATGAACCAGGGTCCGTTTGACCCAGAGTATCATACAATTTACCAGAGTAACCTTTGCTGTGAAATTCTTTTACCTACTAAGTCTTTTAAGCGTCTCGATGATGCTGACGGGCGCATTGCGCTATGTACATTGGGTAGTATCAACTGGGGAGCATTCCGTAATCCAGAAGACATGCGCCGTGCTTGTCGTATTCTCCATCGCAGTCTTAATAATATTCTTGACTATCAAGACTTTTTATCTATTCAGTCTAAGTTGAGCAACGATGAAATCCGCCCACTAGGCATTGGCATTACTAACCTAGCCTACTGGCATGCTAAACGCAGTCTGAAGTATGGTGAGAAGGATGCGCTTGCTGATGTTAAAACATGGATGGAACATCAAAGTTTCTACTTAACTGAAGCATCAGTAGAGTTGGCCAAAGAACGTGGCAAGTGTTTGGGCAGTGATCAAACACGCTATGGCAAAGGTGTGTTTCCATGGGAACTACGTGCCAAAGGCATTAACGAACTAACAGACTTTACACCAGAACTAGATTGGGAAACTCTACGTACTCAAATGAAAGAGCATGGTGTGCGTAATGCTACACAAATGGCTGTTGCTCCTGTTGAGTCTAGTAGTGTTGTAATCAACTCGACTAACGGTATTGAAATGCCAATGAGCCTTATCAGTGTTAAAGAATCAAAGGCAGGATCATTTACACAAGTTGTACCAGAGTACCATAGACTAAAGAACAAGTATCAGTTGATGTGGGAACAGAAAGACTGTGAAGCATACTTAAAAACATCAGCAGTGATCGCAGCCTATGTTGACCAAAGTATTAGCACTAACACTTTCTACAACCCAGCTCACTATCCGGATCGTAAAGTACCAACTACATTAATTGCTAAGAATTTAATGCAAGCACACATGTGGGGTATCAAAACATTCTATTACAGTTTGATTAACAAAGCAGGTAGTAAGGCAGTTGCTGAACCAACTCCAGAGCAAACACAAATTAATGGTGTTCAAGTAAACGGATACCATTACGAAGACTTAGAAGATGATTGCGAGGCTTGTAAGTTATGACCTATGGGTTTATCAAAAACCTACTAGCCGAAGGTAGGGCAACATCATTATCGATTGATGCTCTACCATACGACAAAAAGGATCTAAGTCCTGTGTTGTCTAAAGAAACTCTTGAGTACCACTATGAGAATCTTGCCAAGACATACGCAAAACGTTACAACGCAGGCGAAGGTGATCCTGTGTTTAATGAAGCAGGAGTGTTCTTACACAACATCTTGTTTCAACAGTATCAAGAGTCAACTGCTAACAATACACCAACAGGCTCAGTACTAGAATTAATTAACAAACATTATAAATCATTTGCTAAGTTTAAAGATGAATTTACTAAAGTGGCAATGAGTATACAAGGTAGCGGTTGGGTTTATCTAGCTAAGGATGGTAAGATTAAAACAATTACTAATCACGCTATCAAGAAAGATATTGTAGTATTAGTTGACTGGTGGGAACATGCTTGGGCATTAGATTATCAACAAGATAAAAAACAATACTTAGAGAATCAATGGAAAATTATCAACTGGGATCACATTAATGAGTTGCTATGATAACAGTAACTGAGGCAGCATCTAAACGTATTATTCAAAATTTAAAGAAACGTGGTAAAGGCGTTGGCATTCGTATTGGAATCAAAACTACTGGTTGCTCTGGACTAGCTTATGTGTTAGAATATGTAGACAAGGTAGAATACGAGGTTGGTGTAACAAATTATGCTCAACCCGAGTTTGCGATATTAGTAAGTGCTAAAGATGAGCCTTACTTGAATGGGCTAGTTATGGATTGGGTGCGGAATGGGCTAAACGAAGGATTTGATTTTAGCAATCCCAACGAGCGTGACCGTTGTGGTTGCGGCGAAAGTTTTAGGGTATAAAATAATGTTAGAAACTATATGTGACATAATGGTAGACGCTTACAAGCGTAATTGGATTACTAGCCGTGATGGTAATGTAAGCATACGCCACCACGACCGTGACCACTTTTACATCACACCGAGTGGTGTGCGTAAGCAAACACTACAGCCAGATCAGTTTAAGAAGATTGCAATTGATAGGACTATCAACAGTGGCAACGGTACAGGTATCTTTGGTTACAACTGGAGAGACTTGCCATACACTGACATCAGCAAGAATCTAACACCCAGCGGAGAGATTCCATTACACTTTGGTCTACAAAAAGAAATGGGTCAGCATAGCGGAGAAGTTCGTGTGGTTGTACATGTACACCCTACTTACTGTATTGCCGCCATGCACGCCGGCATTGACCTCTCAACTATTAGTAAAAGTTTCCCAGAACTCAATCGTTACACGAAGGTAGCACCTAACGTAGGTGACGTTAATCCTATTAGTCAAGAATTGGCAGACTGGTGTTTTGAGAATCTACAGTTAGATGATCTTGGAAATATTGCCTACGATATTGTAGGTATTAAGGGACACGGTGTTGTTGCTATTGACACAAGCCCGTGGCGTGCCTATGAGCACATAGAGAGATTAGAACACATTTGCAAGATAGTGCTTGCTTCAGGAAAATATTAATGAGTAAAGAACAATATAACTTAAACACAAAGACAGACTACTTATCACGTAAGATGTTTTTAGACCCAGCAGGGCCAGTTACCATCCAACGCTTTGAAGAAGTTAAGTATAATAAGATTGCTAACTTTGAAACAACAGCACGTGGATTCTTTTGGGTGCCAGAAGAGATTAGTCTAAGCAAAGATGCTAACGACTTTAAAGACTCAAGCGATGCTGTTAAACACATCTTCACTAGTAACTTACTACGTCAAACAGCATTAGATAGTTTACAAGGCCGGGGCCCTAGTCAAGTGTTTGCGCCAGTGTGTAGTCTACCAGAGTTAGAAGCACTTATCTATAACTGGACATTCTTTGAAACTAATATTCATAGTCGCTCATACAGTCATATCATCCGTAACATCTACAACGTTCCAAAGGATGTGTTCAATACTATTCACGACACTAAAGAGATTGTGGACATGGCATCAAGCGTTGGTGATTACTATGACAAGCTACACCAAATTAACTGTGCTGTAGAATGTAATGGCGATATCAATGAGAAAGATCACATTAAAGCAATCTACATGGCTCTACATGCTAGCTATGCTTTAGAAGCGTTCCGCTTTATGGTATCATTCGCTACATCGTTAGCAATGGTTGAGAACAAGATCTTTATTGGCAATGGCAACATTATCAGTTTGATCCTACAAGACGAATTGCTACACAAAGGATGGACTGCTTTCTTGATTAATCAAGTAGTTAAAGAAGATCCTCGTTTTGCCGCAATCAAAGGCGAGTGTGAACAAGAAGTATACCAACTATACATGGATGTTATCCGTGAAGAGAAAGAATGGGCAGACTACTTGTTTAAGATGGGTCCAGTTATTGGATTGAACGCTAACATTCTAAAAGACTTTGTTGACTACACAGCAGTTGGCGCACTAAAGGATATCGGTATTAAGTATAACAATCCTGCTCCTAAGTCAACACCTATTCCTTGGTTCAACAAGCATACTGATACAAGTAAGAAACAAACAGCATTACAGGAATCAGAGTCAACCAATTATGTTATTGGTGTAATGGGTGACGGTATCAACTACGAAGAACTACCAAGCCTATGAACTTAATGCCATTGGACTACGTTAAGGACTGGACATTAATGGACATTACCTTGGCAGGTAATATACGTTTAGAGGCGCCAGCACACTTAGACGGTGGCGGTACTTTATACAAAGACGACTTTGTTAATATAATAAGGCAAACTGGTAAGCCTAGTTATAAACGAGCATTTGAATGGTGCTCGGGACACGGTGTTATAGGCTTTGAACTGTTAGGACACGGGCTATGCGAACATATTGTGTTTTCAGATTACTATGATGTTGCTATTGATAATTGTTACCAAACAGCCAAATCAAATAGCCGTGTTGAGCAAGTAACTGGCTACACTAGTTCTACAATTAACGGCTTACCAGAGTCTGAAGTTTGGGATTTGGTCGTTGGTAACCCACCGTGGAACTTTTCCAAACAGAAGGCATTAGATGGATTAGGCAAAGAGTTTAATCCTGATAACATTCCAAATATGTTGCGTATTTTGGTCGATGATGATTATAATATACATAGAGAGTTTTTCCGTAATATTCGATCACACTTAACAGACGACGCTGACGTTTATATTATTGAAGGCAGTCGTGATCCAGCATTTATTATAATGGCATTACAAGGCGGGCTTCAACTAAAAAATATTTACGATGCTCCTCTAAGTGGTAAGTATTTAAAAGACGGTGGAATATTTCATTTCAAACCAGCTTAGTATAGGAACTAAAATGATTACAGTATATAGTAAAAACAACTGCCCATTTTGCGATAGAGCAAAGGCATTGTTAGAAAGTAAAGGCATTCCATTTAACGTAATTAAAATGGAAGACGAACCAACAGCACGTGAGTTCTTAATGGATCAAGGCTTGCGTAGTGTGCCACAAATTTTTAAGGACGGCGTTCTCCTTCCAGGCGGCTATCAGGGCCTAGCTGGAAAAGACGAAACATTTTTTGAAACATTAAAGGGATAATATGTTAATTGATAAAGGCGTAGCAGAAGGTGAAGTAATCACTTTCAAATTAACAAGCGGAGAAGAGCTTGTTGCTAAACTAGTAGAAGATGGTCCAGTTTATTATAAACTAAGCCGTCCAATGGTTATTGGTATGGGAGAACAAGGCCCAGGACTAATGCCATACTTGTTTACAGTACATCCGGATAAAGAAGTTAAACTTCAAAAGTCTACCGTAACAGTAGCCGAAGCAACTGACAAGCAATTTGCCAAACAGTTCATCGAGTCCACTTCAGGGATTAAGTTAGTATAATGCCAGCCGTAGCTAGACAAGGTGATCCAACTACAACCGGACATGGTTGTGACACTACTTCAACAGTAGTAGGACCAACTGGCGCCAGCGCAAAAGTATATGCTAACGGTATACCAGTTGAATGCCAAGGCGACCCTGTTGCTCCGCATACTATTCCATCTGGAAGAAATTGTGTTGCTCATTCAGCAGTTATCAATGTCGGATCGGGAACAGTTAAGGTAGGTAATAAACCTCTAGCACGAGTTGGCGATTCCACCGACGCCGGTGCTATCACGGCTGGAAGCCCAAACGTAATTGCCGGCTAACCAAATAGGTTGACCAATACCACAATTACCTATAGACTAAGACAGTCTACATAATTAACAGACAAGGAGATTTATTATGGCTACAAACAAACACTCAGAATTCACAGCAATCGTCGAAGCAATGGAAGGCGATTTTGAAAAGTTCTACGACAAAGAAGTAGGTGCCGCGGGTACTCGTGTTCGCAAACACTTACAAGAATTGGCTAAGTTATGCAAAGAAACACGTAACGATGTCACAGCAGTTAAAAACGCAAGAAAAGAAGCATCTGCCAAATAATCCAATTTGACTTGACAATTATCCGAAGTTGTTGTATAATATAATCTATATTAACAACTTTGGATTTTTTATGAGTATGCATTTAGAAGGTCCGTGGCTTAGTACCACCGGCAAGAAAAAAGGCAAGAAAAAGTTTGCTTCGGCAGAACATGCTCGCAAAGCTCGTGAGCAAGAAGAAAGTTGGAAAGAGTTACAAAAGCGTTGGGGTATCGAAGCAGAAGAAAAGAAACGTGCTAGAGCTTTGGCTGCGCCAAGTTTGAGCAGTACGTACAGCTTAAAAATCCCCGAAGGCCGTAACACTACAGCACATATCCCTAGTAGAGATACTGGCGGTAACGCAACACTCAAAGCACCTAAAGTTTACACAGGAACTAAGGTTAAAGGCATTGCTACCATGCATAAAAGCAACGCAGTGCCGGTTTTCAGTGACGAACAAGCGGTTGACATTAGCCGTATGAGGCGTTAAACTGTGTTCAAGTATAAACTAATAGTTTTTCCAGGTGGTTTTTATGGATAACTATATATTGCCACGAAAGGTTCGTGACATAAGCAGTAGGCTTTTAACGCATAAGGAGATGTATCGGAGCCAAGTAACGGAACTAGCAATTCCTATTCCAGCGTAAAGGAGAAATAAGATGATACGCATTTTTAAATTTTTAGTATTTGCCCTAGCGGCAACAACAGTTTTATTCGCAGGGTATAAAGCGGTAAATTACAAACTAGATACCCTAAAGGCATCACGTGCAAACGTAAGCCAAGTTACAGCAGACATGCGCCAAAAGCAATTAGATTGTTTAGCCCGTAACATTTATCACGAAGCTGGTGGCGAACCATTCGAAGGTAAAGTTGCTGTAGCACAAGTAACCATTAACAGAGCAGAAAATCCAAACTTTCCAAGTGACATCTGCCAAGTGGTACACCAAAAGAATATTGTATATGAAAAAGTACTTTGCCAGTTCAGTTGGTACTGTAACTCAGCAAGTTTAAAGAAGCCTATGAATGGCCCAATGTATACTGAGTCTATGGAAGTAGCCAAAAAAGTACTATTAGAAGGATTTAGATTACCTTCAATAAAAGATGCGCTTTATTTTCACGGGGATTATATTAATCCAGGTTGGAAGCGCGAAAGAGTTGCCAAAGTTGGCCGTCACATTTTTTACAAATAAGGGTTAGATATGGATACGACAAAATTTAAACAAAGTTTACGTGATTTCTTTGATTTAGATCTCCTAGTTAAAAACGTAAAAGAACATGCTCCCCATGTGAGCGCAGAAACTATGGGCTGGGTAGCTGTGATTCTATTACACCTAGCAACAATCCCAACTATGATAGCAGTTTTAACAGGTCTAACTGAAAAGATGCCGCCTGTTGATATGGTACTGTTCAGTTGGATTGGGTTATTTTGCTTTTTTATTAAGGCAACTATCCAAAAAGACATCCTTAATATCGTTACTATTGGCCTAGGTTTCTTTTGTCAAGCATCGTTACTGGCCTTGATAGTGTTTAAATAACGATAAATATTAGATAATTAAGGAGCATAACATGCCATCAGGATTTCAACAAGACAGCAACCAATTAAGCCCTGGACTATTTCGCGTAGTTTGGGTAGCAAGCACTGGTACATACCCAACTGCCGACGGCAACGATAACGGCGGAATTACACCTAACAGTTCAGACAGTTTTACTACATTGCCAACTACATTAGTTAAAGCAAAAGCAAGAGCACGTGGTAACATTCGTTTCCGTAACGTAGTTAATCGTTTAAGTGGTTTAGGTGATTGCCAAATTTTAGATATCGAAACTGGTATTTCAGGCGGCGGCCCGGAAGCAGTCGGTGACGATGTTGCTACAAGTTTAGCGTTCACAGTTAAGTACGATCGTACAGCAGGTATCATTGCCGCCCAAAAAGCACTTAACGTACAAGAAACTGGTTCAGCAAACAACGTAGCTGACGTAGCAATTACTACATTAGCACTTGCTATTGAAGACGCAGTTGTACGTGGCTTCCGTGATGCTACAACATCAACAGCTCGTGTACTATCAAGCGTTCCAGACAACAGCCAATTGTCAATCACAGTTGCCGCTCCGGACACAGCCGCTGACATTTTAGCAGACATTACAGTTGCTCAAATTGACGGTACTGAACTTACAACCAACGACGCCGCCGGCGCCGCAGAATAATATAAGGCACTAATGATCTTAGCCTGGCTATTACTACTAACTGGTTTAACAATCTCAGCAGTCGCAATCTACTACTCCGTAGTAGGTTTGGCTGCTATTTTCTCTGCCGCAGTTATTCCTATCATTGTCATGGGTTCAGCTTTAGAAGTAGCCAAGTTAGTTTGCGCTAGTTGGCTCAAAGCTAATTGGAGTGTTGCTCCCCGACTGATGAAAGTTTACATGACCACTGCGGTGATTGTGTTAATGCTAATCACATCAATGGGCATCTTTGGCTTCTTGTCCAAAGCACATAGTGACCAAAGTCTAGTGTCTGGCGATGTAATGTCAAAGATTTCAATCTACGACGAAAAGATTAAGACAGCAAAGGATAACATAGATGCTAACCGCAAGGCTCTTA